TGTTTTGATTTAAATGGTTTTTATCTCCTCCAAAAACACTGTTGACTTGAAGCAGTGTGCGTTCGTGACCAAGCCTATCAATTAAAACTGGTGTACTTGTAGAGGACAAGGGCTCGCTTGAATTGTCAAGAATAGTCAAGTCTGGTTGGGCGTGTTGTTCTTCAAACTCTAATTGAAGTGAATCCCTAGGCATGTTTGAAAACAGTACATTAAAGGAATTGGGATCATGCTGCCCCATATATTCAATTTTAATATCGCACTTTAATTCAGGATCTAAACTTTGTCTATATGCACACAGTTTATCAAACACTGATAGTCCACTAGGCCAACGTTGCTCATTGTCATTAAAGCGAGCAGTACCTTCTTGTCTGTGTAAAATTACATTTATTGTTTTCATCTGTTTTTCTAACTATTGATATTTGCCAACAGATTTTTTAATTTAGAACTTTGTACTTCACTTTCAACTTTAGGAACGTCTTGATGGGATTGGGTGTCACTAACAGTGCTTGTAGTTTTTAAGTTCTCATAAATGTTAGTTTGTGGTTTCTTCTCATAATCATGCTCACCACTGTCGTGTATACGCAAACTATTTAAATCAAATTCTAGTTCAATTTTTTGTCCAACACCTGAACTACTGCGTGTTTTCATTGCTTGTATTTGATACTTACCACGTTCACGCATTGCTCTACTAGTAAAGATACCAAACACGTTGTCAGCTGTATTAATTTTACTAATGCCGCCTGCAATGTGACTATGATCAAATTCAATTTCTTCAACTGCGCTACGATTCAACTGCGATGCTGTTACAAACAGCACGTTTAATTCTTTTGCTAAGTTACGCAATTCTTCACTTACATATTTGTCTTTAATAAATTGATCATTAGGACTAACTTTTGCACTAACTGGCATTAACAAATCCAAATAGTCTACTAGTAAAAAGTCTGTGGGCTTTCCAGTTTGTATTTCAAGTTCTTTGAGATATGCTCTAATGTCATTTACTGTGCTTTGTGCTGGAAGATATTTAATGTGCAGTTTGCCAGATTTTTTAGCTGCCATTTTTACTTTTAATTCAACTTGATCAAGATCTTTAAATATTTCTTTACTTGCTGTGCCAGTTAACATACTATCAATACGCATAGCAGTTAATCCTTCACTAAGTTCTAAACTTACATATACACCATTTAATCCTGCTTGCATCCAATTAACTGCTAAATTTTGCATAACCAAACTTTTACCACTACCACTGCCACCTGCAAATATTTGTAGTTCGCCTCTGTTAAAGCCGCCGTATAGCAATCTGTCCAAAACTGGCCAACCTGTGCTGTTTTGTCCATTGTTGTCTTTTAATAAACTTAACCTGGCTCTTGGATCATCAAAGTAATCAATTCCCATATCGCGTGTTAAACTTATTTGCACTGCATCTTTAATCAGCTTCTCAACTGGATCATAATTACCTTTTTCCAATAAGTCTGCTGCTTTGAGTATAGCTCTTTCAAGTTCAAAACGTTTTGTAAAGTTTTCAAACTCTACCATAAACCATTCAAAGTGCCCGCTGTTGAGTTCTGGCACATTGTTTAGCTGTGTGTCAAAACTAGCATTTATTTGTGCCAAGTCAGGCATAGTTTTAAACTTATCACAGTGTTCACTAATAAACTCTGCTATAGGACGTAAATCCCTATCAAAATTTTCAACATTAAAAATATTTTGTATACGAGTGTATGTTGCTGCATCTTCGAGCAACATTTCTAAAAATAGTTTTTGTGTGTCAAATGTATATTCTTTAAGCATTTGTTTTCCTTAGAAGTGCCCGTTTTGCTAATTCAATTTTTACTTTACTAAAAACGCTGCTGTTTATAATACTAGCCACAGTACTTAACCGACCGTGTGCTTGTACTGCATCATTTACATCTTTTATTTCGTTGCCCCAATCTGGTATACTAACTCCCCATCCTAGTTCTATTGCACGATCAATTAATGCAACTCCAGCACGATCTTGATCTGGTACAACTATTACTTGAGCATCCACACTTTTAATTATACTAGCTTGTGCTGTGTTTATATCATTGTGCAACACAGCAAGTGCATCAATACACAATGCATCAAAAATTCCTTCAACTACTATAACATATTGCCATTCTGGCCGCTGTAGGTCTGTGCCAAACACATACCCTGGTTGCATGTTGTTTAGATACTTTGGTTTACGTGTATCTAAAAATCTAGTAGTATGACCAACTATTTGATTATTGTGCGTAAACGGAACAAGTATACCTTTTCTTCCAGTCTCAGTAACATGAGTCATTAATGGATAGTCTTGGGGCAGACACCGATGTTTTATATATTGAGCATTGTCAACGTCAAGTTCACTGATACCTGCAGGGAGATCAGTTTCTTTAAATTTAGGCAAAGGATCTACTGCTTTAGTTCTACTCTGCAACACATCTTGCATTGAACGCAACCGCATGCTTTCTAAATTTATTCTACCAAGTTCTTCCTCATCTACACCTAACCAAGTTAACAAACGTCTAGCTTTATAAGTTAAACTTCTTCCCACAGTAAAACTCGCAGTGTACCTGCAATTAAAACAATGATAACTCCAACCATCATCACGGCTGATAAAACCTCCGCGCTGACGCTTGTCTGTGCTTTCGCCGTTGTGAATACAACACGGAGCATTAAATGTAATCCAGCCGCTGGTATTGGCTTTGCGCCTGCTAGGAAGATAGGTTGTAAAGTCAATCATATGTTTATTATAACATATCTAGTTCAGAAAGCAACCAGTTTGTTATAAAACGATGTCCTTTTTCGTTAGGATGTCGATTGGGTTTTAGCACTTCGGTTCCAGTGCCATTGTTGATGACGTCTTCTAATAGCTCAACACAACTGTGTAAATTAGGAAGTGTTTGGAATTCTCGAGCAAGACTTGTTCTATTAGGAATAGTAAAAAACTGTAATAGTTTTGGGTGTTCATGTCTGGCATTGTTAAAAAATGTCAAACTTTGATTTAGTTGTATTTTAAAATATCTCTTGCTCCAAGTGAGTGTTGTATGTTTTTTTACCATATCCACCCATTCATCAGGGAATATACTAGAATTATTGTGTACCCATGCACTGTGTACAAATCTGTTCCATTCAGGATCGTTTGCATAGCTCACGTGTTTTGGATTATAAAATGTATGTCTACTGGGCTCTGTCAGACCTACTAGTACTAAACTTTCATTTGCAAGCGGATCATTTTCCATCCACCAAAGATAAGTCCATATAGTACTTTGCAAACTTCCGCCTGGTATGCCAAAGTTCTTTTGTGGGATATCATAATGTTTTGCAATTCTACCAGTAAAACAATTTGATTCTCTGTACTCAATATTTTCAACAATTGATGGATGTGGATTTTCATGATCTTCTAAGCCAGGATCCAATAACTCATCACCCCAGACAAAACTATCTCCAAACGACACTACCTGTTTTATCATATACGATAGTCGCTTGTTGCTACGTTTCCAGCACTGGTTTGTATTTCAAGTCTTAAATATGGATGAAATCCACCAACATTTATACCTAGTAATCCAGTATTGGTAACAAAGTCAACTTCTTCTACATCAGCTTGTGTATCTAATCTTTCATATGTTATATCATACCAATTATCGCTGGTATCTGTTGCGCCTTGTACTCTTAGACTTCCTGTAAACGCCTCTGTGCGCACTGCAATTGTTGTTGCACTAATACCATCAGTTTCAATTTGACTACTGTAGTATACGCTACTGTCCGGTGCTTGACTTGGAATTGTTAAACTGTTGCTAGGAACAAATTCTGGAAATACACTATCTGAAATTTCAACCTCGGCACGTGCACCACTGTATGCATCAACTAATATAGCTTCACTTAAACTTCCGTTATCGCTTTCTAAACTATAACTTGCAGGCTGTGCTTTGAGTGCTGCTGTTTCGGCAGCAGTTAATGTAACTTTGGCTCTGCCTGTACTGGCACTTAGTACAGATAACAATTTGGATAATAGTAAATTTTTACCATCTTCGCCTATTAAACGAAATGTTATACTTCTACCAGTGATGTTCACAGGCTTTTGATCTTGATTTATAAACTGAAATAGTATTACATTATCAACACCAAGATTTAGTTTTAATTTTTTAGCATACACTGATTCCCACCTCCGAGTAAAATGAGTTCCCGAATTGTCCACTATCATTACTTTTTGTATTTGCTGATATATGTACACTGGTGTGCTATACATTCGGTCTCTCCATTTGTAGTATTATAGCCGGCCAACTTCTCCTTTACTAAATATAAAGAACAAATGTGCTTGCTTTATATTTATGGATAACGATGTGTTTAAAACATTAAATGACCGCTACCCTTTTATGTCGGTCGTGCGCTACGCCGACAAGGAGTACGTAGGGATCATTCAAAACAGGGATAATACTGTAACAACCATCTACGACTATGGATCAATTGAAGAACCTGAATCTAAAAGTCAATTTATTGAACTTGGCAATGCTTGGTGGTGGGAAAGTAACCGAAGTGTGCCAATCAATATATTTCTAAAAACAGAATGGGAACCGTTTAGAGTTATATTAAGAACGTTTTCAAATAAAGATTGCGAAGTAGTTCATGGTCCTATATGTAGTTTAAAAGATATCAGTATTAAAAGAAAAAAATCACGCAGTATTCAACTGGTTCGTCGAGTCGATTAAATTCATATGCAGTGCTACTAGACTAGCGTAACTTACAGCATGACTTTTTTTAAACACAAAACCTTTAGTAGCATCACCATCCCATACAGTTTCAAATACAGTTTCCCAACTTTGATTTTGTAAATGTGCTTTACCAGGTCTTATTACACTTATAAATGCAGCCATACGTGGAACACTGTCAGGTTTCATTGTTTTTAATAAGTGCGTATAATTACCAACATGTATTAATTTTTTGCTCCATTCGGTATCTTCCCATAGTTTGCTCCAATTTGGTTCTTGGCCAAGCATTTGTTCATAGTGTGTTTGACTTTGAATCAACTGGTAAACATTAACATTCAAAAAATCTAATTTAAAGTATCCTCTTTGTTCAGCACTTTCGTAATCAATTGCTGCACAATTATTAATTGGATCACGTGGTATACGTGTAACATACACTCCACTGTTGTGCTTTTTAATGCCCTTGGCAGATTCAATACGTGCCGGAGTATGTTGTACCAGGTCTAGTATTCCTTGTCGATTTCCAAAATCTATATCGATATCAGGCATAAGTTACATTCCAAGTGTTAATATCCAAGTCTTGCTACAATAATAACATGTTGACACCTGTTTGTCAAGTGTTACATTTATACTAAACAAAGGATGACTTTTGTCGTCACAATACAACTGAACAGGCTCTGTTACATAAACTAATTCTTTTTCTGCAAATAACGCACGTCGACGGTCGTTGAGATGTTTACGTTGTGTTTCTGTTAAATTATAACGATTCCTTTTCACTACCAACCCAACTGCTTTAAAATCTTTTTACAATATGCAACGTCTTCACTGTGCTTTGCAAAACGCTTGCTCCAACTATCAGCATCAATCCAATCCCAAATCATTTTTAATTGGTCTGGTGTTATGCGAGTCAAAAATTCATTCCCACTTGCACAGTTGTACAATACCCACGCACTTATTTTTCCATTTGCAATTTCATGACAAAGTATATTACTGTTTCCATATCTTAAATAATCTTCCAGTGGATTGCCTGTGCTTTCATTCCATTTTACTGCAAGATTAACGGCACGTTCCAGCGCATCTGCTACATTTTCTTTTTGTGTGTACTCCAACAAAAACTTATTGTATTCGCTATCTTTGCACCAATAATCTAATTTTTTATTGTTAACAATTAACCATTCAGCAAATCGCATAACATTTATTGCTTTAATACTTATTGCATATCTACCAAATTTAACAAACGCTCTATAATAACTACTTTTTGAAAAATGATCATAGTCTTTGAGTGATCGCCCTCCTTGGCTAATTTGATAAAACTTTTGATATGCTTGAAATCCAATCTTTACTGCTGGTTCGTGTTGATTTTGATAACGCTTTTTCTGCTCGCACAAATGTACCAACAGACTATTCTCTCGTATAAACTGCTTTTTACAGTACTGACATGTGTATTTTTGTTTCGTTTCAGCCATCATTACTAAATATCATTATGCTTATCAAAGAACATCTTAATACACAGTTTAACATATCTGCTATACAAAAGCAAGTGCTAAATCTGCCTTGGGCCACTGACCCAAATAGTGAATGGGCACTTGCTGTTAACCATTCACCTGACAACACAGACAACATGTTTCACAGTGGTGCAAATATAAATGTTAATGATCCTTTTGTTTTAAACGATGAATTTATTGGTACACCAGTAGGCGAAGCATTAGAAGTATTAGGTCCAATTGGTAGTGCACATTTTAGAAAACTTCAAAAAGGTGAATGTTACGGTGCCCATACTGATGTAGACAATCGATTGCATCTAGCTGTAGTTACTACACCTCATGCAAAATTGGTTAATTTTGAGTCAAACACAATGCATCATGTTCCTGCTGATGGACGCTGGTATATGATGGATACCAGCATACCGCATGACGGCATAAACTTTTCATTTGAACCTCGAATACATTTGCATGTTAATGTTTTATTACCTGTTGCATCAGGTCCTGGCGCATATCTTGACATAGACCCATTAGAAGATCCATCAAAAGAAAAGTTTCAACCTTGGATTGGTCAAATGTTTTTAGGTTTTCTTAATAAGAATCTTGTCAATGGCAATCTAACTGGATGGACTCAACTTGGTATGAGACGATATCGTTACGGTTTCACAGACAGCACTGCATTTGATCAAGTTGTTGAACACATTCGCAGTCGTGGATACAGTTGCACAGTTACGCCTATTTTGTAACGCCATGATCCTTTAAGTATGCTGCGATTTCTTTTTTATCTACCAATGCTGCCATTGTATTAATATCATCTGCTTTCATGCTGGGAAACAATTCCATTAGTTGCTTTTTGTTAGCACTATTTCCTTTGTCTTTCTTTTTTGGTGCAATCCAGTTGTGTCTGTGATTTCCCATTCCGGGACTAACTGCGGTACAACATAACCATTGCAGCTTAGGATGTTTGTTAATATCAAAAAAATGTTTGTTCAAGTAATGATTACAACTTTGTACATAATATTGCTGTAGTTCTGTATCCCCACCAACAGCACTACTCCAACGAATCATTAAAAAATTACTAAATTTTTTACGCTCTTCGTCTGTGAGTTCATCATACCAAGCTCGATCTTTGCTGTCAAGTGCAGCCATTTCACTAGCAATATTTAACTTATTGCTCATTATCTCTTAATTCCTTTACTTTGCTTAACCAGGCTTTATGAAACGCTCGCACTGCAATATCTTTATAGTCTGTTAGTCCCAATGCAGTATACAATTTTTCAGCGTTTGCGGCTGTTGCATCAGTGTCTAATAGATATTTGCTATCCCAATTATACACGAATTTTAAATTTTTTGCAAGCATTTCCAGTTGTTCAATTTCTATTGCATCATATTTGGTTTCATATTCTATATTAGCGTTGGGATTAACCCAACTTGGACGAAGCTCTGCTATTAATTGCCTAGGGTTGTCAAATCGAATTAACTGTGCATTGGGCCAACACTCTAGCATTGGTTTAAGTACACTAACACTATTACACATAAGAGTAAAGTACTGATTGCTATTGCTTAGCCGGTCAATAACAGGATCAAAAAACCAATACTCTTTTAGTTGTGGAAAGTCTTTGAGATAAACATCGCTGGGCATATTAAACAGTTGAGTACATCCCATTCTCAAATCATCCCATTCAACACTGTTTGCTTGTATTCTAGTCAACAACAGTTTTAATTTATCAGTGGTGCCAAGCTCTCCATTTAATTGTTGAGCTGCTATCTTGTGATCTTGAAGCACAACGTTGTTGCTTAACCCTAAAAGATTTGCAACTGTTTTGCCGCCGCTGCCTGCTTTATAATAAACAATTACAATTCGATCAGTGTCAAAATTTACCATGCTTGGTTTACATCTACTACTTCGCAACCGCGACTGATATCTTTTACAAAATATACACAATCGGGCTTGGGATTATCATTTAGTGGCACACTTAGCATTTGACCATTTTTTAACTTAGGAGCAAACCAAGTTACTTCATGATATACATCTACAATCTCAACTGGATTAAACTCTGCTCTAAAACTGCTAAGGGCGTTAAAAGTAAATGCACTAAATCCCCTATCATTTAAACTGGTCAATGGCAACATTTCTAAATCACCATTGTCGCTATCACCAATCAACAGTTGCCAGTCCATGGGCATTTTAATAGTATTCTGTCCAATTTGTAGTACAACAGCAGGACAATGAAAACTTTCTAAATAAATTAATGGTATAAAAAAGTAATCAACATCACTTGGATCACTATTGTCTAATATACTAAAACGCAAATCATCAATTACGTCAGGCAATGTTTCTAAATTGTATGCTTCGTTTTCTAATGTTAGTATTCTCATTTTTCTCTCATTGGCTAAGTTATTTAATTTTCATCCACTCAAGTTTTTCTTGAGTAAATGGATAATTTGCTTCTCGATAGAAAGCCTTTCGTTTTGTTAAATGTCTTTTGGCGTATTTACATGTACTAGTAATATCCCAAATTTGCACATGATCTTTGTCTTTGGCTTTACGTATACCTCTACCAATACTTTGTATAACTCTTACAAAACTTTTTCCAGGTTCAAGTAGAACCAAATTAAAGATACGAGGGATATTAATACCAACTGCTGCTACTCCGTATGTTGCAATAATAACTTTTCCTACTGCATCAGCTACTTCGTCATATTCATCTTGCCTATCTTGTGCTTTGGTTGACCCGCTTACAAACACACTATTTGGAATACGCTCCTGTAATGCTTGCCCGGCTGCAACACGATCTACTAATATTAGCGTATTTCCAGTTTCGTTTACTTTTATTCCTAATCCTGCAATGGTATCTAATCGACCTTTTTCTTCTAATAGATATTTTAATTCGCTTTGATAGTTGTTGTACTCAACATGATCAACCAACTGTACTATGTTTACATGACAGTTTGCTAGTACACCCCTATCTTGTAGTTCACTAGCACTTAGTTTACTTTCAACTGGACCAATGCTTACATGCAATGCTTCATATTCAAATGCTTCTTTGGGTATTGTTCCTGTCAATCCCCAACGTATAGGAATATGACTCATAACTCCTGTTAACAGTGTTTTTAATGCATCAGCTTTTGCCATGTGCACTTCGTCAACAATAACACACACAACATCTTCAAGAAAATCGCCAATTGTTGCCTCGGCTGTGCCATTTTTTGTATTTTTTAATAGTATGTTTAAACTTTGCCAAGTACATATTGTGTGCGTCTTGGCAAACTCTTTTCTATCACCATAATACACACCAACATCTAATCCCAAGTTAATGTAGTCTTTTTCAGTTTGTGTTACAAGACTTTTATTAGGCACAATTACAATACTACGCCCATAATTTTGTACACTGTGACTTAGTGCTGCTGTCATTAATGTTTTACCAGCACCTGTTGCTATCTCCTGTAAACACTGTGGCTTTTCGAGAAACTTGTTTACAATCTCAACTTGATAATCACGCAGTACAATTGGTTCGCCTTCTGCTGGATGGCCTTTTGGCCACATGGTTTGCGCAAAGCTATTCTCGGTAATTCTATCAAATGTAAAGTTGGTGGTGTTTTCACGCAAATCTTCTAATTCGAGATCATATCCATCTTGTTCTAACACAGGAAGAATATCCGGCAACAAGTTTACAAAACTACTACCTCCCATTTGAAAAAATGCAACCTTGCCGTCCCAACGACCAAGTTTAACTGCTGGCAGATAACGTGCATAAGGAACTGCATATTTAAATTTGTTATGAAGTTTTTTACGGGTGTCAAGGTCCAGACCCTCAATTTTTACATTTACTTCATCACGTAATATTAGTCTTGCTTGCTTCAAGTGTACATCTCCTGCATAGCCAGTGTATTCATTGGGAATACTGCCAGATCTTCGCAAGCAAGTTTGATGCCTGCTTCACGTAATTGGTATTGTATATAACTTTCAATTACAAAATTCATATTTGATATATTATAATCCTGTTTATTCTTTACTGCATGCACATAACTTTGTGCTTGATATTGACAATTGTGATATTTTTGTTTTTTATAAAATATGCTTTGTGTTTGAGCTATAACATCGTTACTGGCCAGTACTTTTATACCAGTAGCATCTGCTATATCGTGTATAGTGCCAATTAAGTTTTCAAATAAATCTTCACTGTCAATTTTGATCGCACTTGGTATCATTTGATATTGATGTATATTGTATGCATTTGAAAATATGTCTGGTAT